AGCCCAGTGACTTTGGTAAGACACTAGGTTGTTTTAAAATCCCCTAGTCAAAATAACTAGGGGACCGGACCAATTAAGACTAAACAGCACCCAAAATTCCATCATCTTCACATATCATTGCCAACCCCTTTTGATAAGTTCCGTGAGCCGAACCAACGGAAATATCAAGTTTAAAGGCAATTTCCGAGAAATCGTATCCCATACAACGCAAGACCAAGCAATCATGCTCTTTGCGTGTGATTTTATTAGCGTCAAAATGATCTTTCAAATGAAGCTTAAGAATATTCATAGAATTAACTCTAGGTGCTTTTAATTCCCTATTGTTTCCTCCTTCTTTATCTTCAAACTTTGCTATGGATTTAAGCTTTTTATTAAATCGATGATTTACTTTGCGTAAACCGTCAATCGTAAGATGATTAAATAAAATCCAGCAAAAAGTTGAAAACGAAGCACCTTTTGCGGGCTTATACTTTCTGCAAGCCTTTTCTAAAACATCTTGGCATAAATTTTCACAATCTGCATTTTGAAAGCCGTACTTTCGGCCTACGCCTAGCATTTTAACTCTAATTAAAACGATCTCAGCATCCGACACCAGAAGCATATTAGCAGTATTCATAAAGCACATTTCCCTGTTTTTTGCCTTGATTTATTACCAAATCTCTTAAAATTAGAAATTTTAAATAATATTTCTTGACAAAATCATTCTAGGCATTGTATCGGCACGAATCAACCCCAACTTTAAAAATAGTTGGAGTATTTGATTTTTCATAATCCATAAGTCCTTTACTTATAACACTTTACGACAAAAAAAATACTTTTAAAAAAAGCGGAAAAAAATAAAAAAAAATGTTTTTTCTAGGGAAAAAAAATAAAAAAAAACAGGTTTTCTTCATCATTTCTTCATTGTTTCTTCATTGTTTCTTCATAATATTTAGTAATGTTAAGATGGGCATTCTAGGGGGGTTTTTTCGATTAGGTAAGATAGGTAAAATGGGTAGGTAAAACGGGGGGGCGTTGTCACACACCAAGCCATACTTTACCCAAATGTACTACCCAAGGGTCTTTAGTACGCCCTATTAAATAGGGTGCTTGATAAATTTTAGTGCAACTTGGGTGTAATTAATGTATAATATCTATGGAGGCATTTAAAATGACCAAAGAATCTCCTGACGAAATCGAAACTGTAATTAAAGCTTGTGAAGCCGAGGGTGTCGTACCCGAACTAGACTTGTTTGTGGACACTCCCTCTCTTGCTAAAGCTCTTGAGATAATCAAAGAAAACACAAAAAATGAGTGATTTCCCTCACGACTTAAAAGAAAGTGAGGTTATAGCAGCTTTAACAAAAGCAATTAATTTGCTTGCTCCGAGTTTTACTTTTGGTTATTACGACATAGAAGACATCAAACAGGAAGCGTATATATTTGGACTTGAGTCTTTGGCAAGGTATGACCGTAGTCGCCCGATTGAAAATTTCTTATACTCCCATATAAAAAACAGATTGATAAATTTCAAGCGTGACAAGTATCATAGAACTGACCCTCCTTGCAAAAGTTGTCATGAAAATAAAAAGTGTTCTGATGGTAACTACTGTGATAAGTACAGTGCTTGGAAAAAAAGAAATTCATCTAAGCAGAACTTAATGCGACCACTAGACATTCATTCTATTTGTGACGATAAAGAAAAAAACGCCCACTCTAAAAAATCAATCGTTGATGATGCACATACCTCTGAATGCATAAAGCTAATTGACCTTCACTTATCTGTAGAGCTACGATCTATTTATTTAAGAATCAAATCTGGTGAGAGTGTTTCAAAAATAAAAAGAGAGAAGCTAGAGGAAGAAATTAGGAGGATTATAAATGGCGGGTAAAAAGCTAAATAAGTCTGATCGTGAATACATAGATAAGCACCATGAAACCATGTCATCTTCAGAAATCAGCACATTTCTGCTAAAGCCTATTATATTAATTGAAGATTACATCTTAGATATAAATGACGATAATTATAAAAATTTGCGTAGTAGTAAAGCGTGGAAGCAACTCAAGCAGGAAATGGATGAGGAAGAGTTAGAATACTTTGAAGAGCAGTATGTAAAGTACATGGCCCAATTCAGAGAAGATGTTCTCGTAACTGAGGAAACACAAATATTCTTAGTTATTAGATTTGAGGTCATGATGCACAGGAATGCAAAATCTAAAAGAAATTCGGGGAAAGAGATCGGTAGACTTATACGGCTACAAGCAGATTTTACAGACAGGTTTGATACTACAGATTTAATGTCAGATGCAGACAGAAATTATATTCTAAATTTAGAAACTCAAATACAAGCAGCTAAAGCATCTGAGCAAGCTAGGTCGAATGAGTTTATTAAACTAGAAGAGAAACATCAGGGATTACTCAAAGATTTGAAGGCCACTAGAGATCAGCGTATTACTCGTATTGAGTCATCTAAAGAGACATACTTATCTATTATTAAAAGACTTCAAAATGAAGAAGAGCGTGACTTAGTGGGTGGTACTATGGAAACCATGAAGATGGCCACTAGAAAAGAAGAAGATAAATTAACTAGTCCACATACATTTGCAGATGGTAGTCAGGATATGCCATTACTAAAACCAAGAGGGGAAGATGAATAATAAAGAAGCTTTAGTGTTTGGGGCGACAGGTCAAGATGGCTCGTATCTCTGCGAGATGCTTTTAAAGAGGGGATATAATGTCTTGGCGGTAGCAAGAAGGTCATCAGTGGATAACACAAAGAGGTTGTCTGGTTGCATTGGCAGTAAGAGATTTCAGATTCTGAGGGGGGATATATGCGATCAGTCTTTTGTTTTTAGCACTATCTCAAAGTATTGTCCAGCAGAGGTTTACAATCTAGCAGCACAGAGTCATGTGGGCGATTCGTTTGTGCAGCCACACTATACGATTGATGTCGATTTGAAGGGAACATTAAATGTCTTGGATGGGATTTTGAATTTTTCAAAATCTTCAAGACTCTATCAGGCATCCACAAGTGAAATGTATGGTTCTTGCTTTTCTCATTATGGTAATATTGATGGTATTAGAACAGAATCTAAATCTGCTATTAGCAGAGAAGATTTTATTAATAGAGAGTGCTTTCAAGACGAAATGACTTTAATGATACCAAACTCACCATATGGGGTAGCAAAACTAGCATCACATAATTTGGTAAATATCTATAGAGAGTCTTACGGATTATATGCTTGTTCTGGAATCCTATTTAATCATGAATCTCCAAGGAGAGGCGAGTTATTTGTGACTAGGAAGATAACTAATTGGATAGGCAAGCATGTTAATGGACTAAGTAAAGAAAAATTGAATCTTGGGAATATAGATTCTCTGCGAGATTGGGGTCACGCAAAAGATTATGTTGATGCGATGCATTTAATGCTTAAGCAAAACAGACCAGAAGATTTTGTAATTTCTACTGGAGAAACGCATTCAGTAGAAGACTTTTTGGATTCTGCATTTAAACATGCAAATTTAGGAAGTTGGAAAAAACATGTTGTATTAAATCCAACATTGAAAAGACCATTTGAGGTTGATGCTCTTCGTGGGGTATCGACAAAAGCTAGAAAAGAACTCAAGTGGAAACCACATTATAATTTTGACGGTCTTGTAAAAGAGATGGTCGAGAGCGATATCAATGGATACAAAGTATAAAGTAATAAGAGATACTAGAGAACAGAATGGTTGGACTTTCATGGCAGGGAAAGCTTGTGAAGGAACGATTTCTGGAACATTAAAAACAGGTGATTATTCTATAGAGGGATATCAGGACATTTTGACTCTAGAGAGAAAAGGATCTATTGCAGAACTAGCAACAAATTTAGTTGAAGACAGATTTGAAAGAGAATTAGAAAGAATGGAATCTTTTAAGTATGCATTTATGATTTTAGAATTTTCTATGGATGACTTGATTAAATATCCAAAGGGTTCTGGAATACCTTCTTATCAAATGAAGAGCGTAAAGCTAAACCCATTCTTTTTACTTAAACGCTTGGTAGAGATAGAGTTAAAATACAAAGTAAAAATACTTTTTTGCGAAAATCATGGGCAAGCTGTTGCCTCATCTATATTCAAAAGGGTGATTGAAAATGAAGGACCAAGACAGATTGAAGAGAATAATTGATAGAGCTTGGATGCTTTCTGAACAAGAAATGTTAGCCATTAGCAGTCTTACAGACTTAAGAGATATAGAAAAAATCATAGATGTACCGCTAACTACGATACACCCTCTTAAAAATATAACTAAAGCAGACATGGAAAGAATGGATATATACCTTCTCAAAATCATGAGAAATCCAGACTACTTTCCTTTCACATGCAAACTTCTTTTTGGTATAGACATATTCCCATTTCAGCACATCATACTTAAAGAGCTTTGGAAAAGACCATTCCCTATGATCATTGCTGGTCGTGGTGCGGGTAAAAGTTATATTCTTGCGTTATATTCTATGCTTAGACTTTTATTTACACAGGGATGCAAGATTGCAATCATAGGCAAAGTCTTTAGGCAGAGTAAAGTTATATTTGAATACATGGAAGGTCTATGGGCAAATGGAGTTATCTACAGAGATATATGTGGCGTTGGTAAAGGTAGAAATAATAGAGATCAAGGACCAAGGCGTGATATAGATAGATGCGAAATGATCGTTGGAGAAAGTGTGGCAATGGCATTACCATTGGGTACTGGTGAAAAGATTAGAGGTCAAAGAGCTAATTATACAGTTTGCGATGAGTTTGCATCTATTAGAGAAGATATATATCAGAATGTGGTTCGTGGTTTTTCTAGCGTTTCATCTAACCCAAGCGAAAAAGTTCATCGTCAAGCAAAAATAAGATTGATGAAACAACTTGGTTTTTGGACACAAGAAGACGAAGCACAAGAATCTAGAATACTTAGAAGCAACCAAAACATAGTTGCAGGAACAGCATACTATTCGTTCAATCACTTTTATAAAACATGGGTTAACTATAAAAGAATTATTGATAGTGATGGACAAAAGAATAGACTTGAAGAAATTTTTCAAGGGCCAGTTCCAGATGGATTTGATTGGAAAGATTACTCCATAATAAGATTGCCAGTAGAAATATTGCCAGAAGGTTTTATGGATATAAAACAAATAACATCAGCAAAAATAAATAGCACAAAAGCAAATTACTTAATAGAGTATGGTGCAACTTTTGCAACCGATTCTGATGGATTTTTTAAGCGAAGTCTCATAGAGTCTTGTGTTGTAGGAAAACCAGACTCTCCAATATCAATTGGAGAGTCAGAAATAAATTTTCACGCTGCACTTCTAGGAAGCACAGAAGTTCAGCACATTATGGCAATAGATCCAGCCTCAGAAAGAGATAATTTTGCCATCATTATTATTGCACTATATCCCAACCATAGAAGAATAGTATATTGCTGGACAACAAACAGATCTTCATTTAAAGAGAAAATTAAAAAAGGTGTTGTAGGAGAAAAAGACTTTTACAGTTATTGCTGTAGAAAAATTAGAGACTTAGCAAAATCTTTTCCCAACATGGTCAGAATTGCATTAGATAGTCAGGGCGGTGGTATTGCAATTGAAGAAGGATTGCAAGACACAAACAGACTAAAAGACTCAGAAAGAGCAATCTATAAAACAATAGATGAAACAAAAAGAAAAGACTCTGACGATAAGGCTGGAGATCATATTTTAAGCATGATAAATTTTGCAGATCCGAACTGGGTAGTAGAAGCAAATCATGGATTGCGTAAAGATCTAGAGGATAAGTCTTTGCTTTTCCCCTACTTTGATCCAATATCAATTACTCTTGCAGCAGAAGAGGATATAGCATTAGGCAGAAAAGAAGAAGATACAAATCTTTATGACACACTAGAAGATTGCGTAATGGATATTGAAGAACTAAAAGATGAATTAGCAAGTATTGTTCATGTAAATACGGCATCAGGAAGAGATAGATGGGATACGCCAGAGAGCAGAGATCCAGATGGCAAAAAAGGCAAAACTAGGAAAGATAGGTATTCTGCACTGTTAATGGCAAATATGGTAGCAAGAACATTTCAAAGAATAGAAACTCAAGAAGAATATATACAATCTGGTGGGTTTGCCTCAAGCGTAGCATCAGATGACACCAGAGAAAAACCTATGTATATTGGTCCAGAATGGTTCAAAAATGCAACGAAACATAATTCGGGTTATGGTACAGTAATACCAACTCGGTGTAACAATATTTTAGAGTAATCCGATTACAATCAGAATAGGAATCAAAATGTCAAACGATAAACAAATGTTCTTCACTTGGGATGAAAATGATCCTTTGTCAAAAGAAGCTGCTTTTGCAAAGGCAAATCATGGCGAAAAGCTAAATAGATCTACAGCAGGGAACTCCTTTCAAAACATTGTGGCCCCAAATGTTTCTGTTAGAGAATCATTTAGCAGATCTGATTATGACTTTTTTAGACCTGGGGAGTCCATACCTCTATTAGATAGGGATATAATATTTGCTTGTATGCAAGCATATGAGCGTATTGGAATTGTTCGTAATGTTATAGATATGATGGCAGAATTTGCTTGTCAGGGAATAGATTTAGTTCACCCTAATGAAAAAATAGAAAAATTTTACAAAGAATGGTTTAAAAAAATAAATGGTGTTGAAAGAACGGAAAGAATATTGAATATGCTTTATCGTTCTGGAAATGTCATAATTAAAAGACTTGTTGCCACATTAGAAGACAAAGATGTCCAAAATTTACAGAAGGGCATAGCTTCTGATTCTGATATGCCTTTTGATAAGCCAGTTGGTGATCCAATCACCTCTTTAAAAAATGAAATTCCTTGGGGTTATACGATATATAATCCATGCACAGTTGAAGTATACGGAGAAGAAATAGCACCATTTATTGGTCCAGATGCATTTAGATATGGGATAAGAATACCTGAGAGCGTAGCAAAAAAGCTAAAGAATCCAAGCAAAGAAGTAGAAAAAGAAATAATCTCAAAGATACCAGCAAATATAATGAGATCAATTCCAACTGGTGGAAAATCTATACCTTTGCCAGAAGATAAAACCATAGCAATATATTATAAAAGAGATGATTGGCAAGTTTGGGCCAGACCAATGGTTTATTGTATTTTAGAAGATCTATTGATGCTAAAGAAGATGAAACTTGCGGACTTGGCTGCATTAGATGGTGCAGTTAGCCATATTAGACTTTGGAAACTTGGTTCTTTAGAACATAGAATTTTACCAACAGAAAATGCAATAGGAAGATTGGCAGATATGTTGCTTAACAATGTAGGTGGAGGTTCTATTGATTTAATTTGGGGTCCAGAATTAGACTTTAAAGAAACATCTACAGATGTGGCAAAATTTTTGGGCGAAGAAAAATACAAACCTGTTTTAAATGCAATCTTTGCTGGTCTTGGTATACCGCCATCTTTAACTGGATTGCCCACAGGCCAAGGGTTTTCCAATAATTATATTAGCTTAAGAACATTGATAGAAAGACTTGATTATGGCAGACAATTGCTTACTAGTTTTTGGGAAAAAGAAGTTAAGTTAGTTCAAGTTGCTATGGGATTTAAATTACCAGCACAAGTAGTATTTGATCAGCAAACATTGCAAGACGAAGCAGCAGAAAAAAGATTGCTTATTGATCTTGTTGACAGAGATCTAATTAGCGAAGAAGCCCTTCAAGAAAGATTTAACTTTATACCAGAAATTGAATCTGTCAGAAGAAAAAGAGAAAACAAAAAAAGGCAGAAGGAACAAATACCTAAAAAAGCTGGTCCTTGGCATAATCCACAAAGACTTGAAGATCTTAAAAAACTTTGGGTGCAGATGGGCGTTCTTACCCCAAAAGACTTTGATGTTGAGGCATCGCAGGAAACTGCACCGCCAAAACCAAGTCCTTTTGGAGCTAAAAAAGCAGACGATAAACTAGTTGGTATAGAGGGAGAAGGCAGACCAGTTGGAGTTAAAGACAAAGACGAAAGAAAGAAAAAAGAAATAAAACCAAGAACATCTGCTGAATTAGTAGAGATAATGTCTTGGGCAGAGATGTCTCAAAAAAGCATATCGGACTTGGTAAATCCAGCGTTTTTAGATTCTTTAAAGAAAAAATCTATCAGAGAGCTTTCTTCTGATGAATTTAACTCTTTAGAAAAAACAAAGTTTCACATTCTTTGTAATCTAGAATATTTAGAGAAAGTTGAAAAGAAAACTATATCTAGAATAATTAATTCGGAATTGTCAATAGACCAAGAAATAAGCAAAATATTGTCTATATCGACCAAAAAATATATAGAAAAGCAAAACGCACACCCAAATACTGAAACAAGAAGGAAAATAGAGGCTTCTTCTGTTGCAATTTACTTTATAGGAAAAGAATAAAAATATAAATTAAATTGAATGGTGTATTTTACTAAGGGGAGATAATGGCAAAAATAAAAATAGTTTACGATACTACTACTTCTGCCTTAGATGTGTTTGTAGGTAAAAAAAAAGCGGAAGGTGTTTATTCTATTTTTATACACAAAGACATTGAAAATTTATACAAATTTACAGTTGATCTTTTTACAGAAGAAAGCCTTTTTATATTTAAAGATAAAGATGTCACCAAGCAAAATAATGACATGCTTATGCTAAGTAAAATAAAAGGCTATTTTGAATTGCAGGAGAAAAAATGAAAGAATTTCCAATATTTAAAGCTGAAATACAAGACGGATTAAGAGATAAGATAATCTCTAATCTTTCTATTTCTTCCACATGTGATCTTGAAATTTGCGATCCATTTTTAATTAAAAATGCTCTTAGGTCTACAGCAGAAAATAAAAATCAAGTAGATTTACATTATTTAAAATCTATTCTTGTAACTACTGGTTGGAATAAAAATGACGATGTTTTTGATAAAGCAGAAGTTTGGACAGCAAAATCAACTCCATCAGATAAGCCATTTAATTACGAACACGATCAAAGCCAAATAATTGGACATATTACTGGTTGTAAGGTAATTGCTGATGATGGATCAGACATAATTGAAGAATTGCCCATAGATGAACTACCTTCAAAATTCCACATATTAACTTCTGCTGTTCTATATAAATTTTGGGAAGATCCTAAAAAACAAGAAATGATGAATAATATAATAGAGGGCATAGCCAAGAAAGAATGGTTTGTATCTATGGAAGCTATTTTTACTAATTTTGATTATGCAATAGAAGATGGTGCTAATTCTAAGGTTGTTGCTAGAAATGAAAAGACCGCATTTTTAACGAAACATCTTAGGGCTTATGGTGGAAACGGAATCTTTAATAATGTTAAAATAGGCAGAGTATTAAAGAACATAGTGTTCTCTGGAAAAGGTCTAGTTAGAAAGCCAGCAAATCCAGAGAGCGTTATTTTTGATGAAACAGAAGCGTTTATTACAAGTTCGGTGTACAATTTAGATGAGACTATAAAGTCAAAGGAGATTACTATGAGTGTTGAAGAACAAAAAATTGAAAAACAAGTGGTAGAAGTTGCTGAAGAAGTAGCTGCTGCTACTCCTTTTCCTCCAAAAGAAGAAACTTCTGAAGATCCAGCACTTAAAGATGCAGAAGCAAACAAGTGGTGGGAAGACAAAAAGAAAATGGAAGAAGAAGCTTCTATGCACGAAGAAGACAAAAAGAAAATGATGGCTGAATCTGAAGCCATGAAAAAACAATTAAATATGGTTGTTAATGAACTTAACAGCATGAAGAAAGAAAAAACCATGAGTGATCGTGCAAGCTTGGTTATGGAAAAGCTTGGCATGAACAAAGAAGAAGCAGTTTCAGTAGTTGCTTCTTTAGTTGCTCTTAATGATGAATCTTTCGCTGTTGCAGTAAATATGCAATCCGAATATTTCAACAAAAAAATGTCTGAATATAAATCTGGTAAAGGTAGTCCAGCAGAAACTGAACAAGTACCAGAAGAAAAAAAGAAAGAAATGGAAGAAGAAGATCCTAGCAGCGAAATTGAAAAAGATCCTGCTGAATCTAAAGCATCTATTTCTGTTCTTAATACCGTTAAGATTAAATCGGATGCTGCACTTGCGACTTCTGACGGTAACGAAAGCGTAAAACAAGTGGCATCCCAAATTGCGTCTTATTTTGGTTTGGAATCATCTGGCACAGAACAATAAAAGGAGAGAAACATGGCTCTTAAATCAGATCGTAATGTAATCGATACAGACATCAGCTTAGTTTGCAACACTGTTGTTGCTAAAGGCTTGTTTGTATGTTATGGCACAGCAGCTTCCGGGGTAGGTAATGAAACCCCAGGCGTTGTATCTGTTGCTGCAAATCCTTCTGGATACAAAGTTGCTGGACTTACTTTAGCAAGCTTTGTAGACATTGATCAAACTAGACAACATCGAAACTTTATGAAAGACGAGCAAGTAATTGGTGAAAAAGCACCACTCCTTCGCAAAGGTTATGTTGTTACAAACAGTCTTGCTGCATCGATTACTCCACTACCAGGTCAAACAGCATATTTGACTGCTAGTGGCACAATTACTAACGCTGTATCTGCAACTGGTGGCGAAGTCGCAACTCCAAGAGTTGGTGAATTTGCAACTAGCAAAGATGAAGACGGATATGTAAAAATCAACATCAACCTTCCAGTTTAACTTTAAAAAAGGAGAGATAGACCAATGAAGACACCAACGCCAGAAATGATTGACTTGTTAAAAAAATCAGGCAGCAACAATTATGAAGTTGCTTGTGCTGCACAAGTCGAATTAGCAAAAGCATTAACCCTCCCACTTCGTCAGGGCGTAATGAACGGTGATATTGTTAGCAATATCTATGAATCAGTAGCCTTTGCTCCTGGTACCTCTGTAGAATTTCCTTTGGATTTTCTTGCTCCCGGTACTGAGAAAGACTTCGTTGCTTATACGATTCCTGCACAGGGCAAAATTCCTGAGCGAAGCGTAGAAGGCGATTATGTAATGGTTCCAACCTATGAAGTTGGTGCTTCTATCGACTTCTCCTTGCGTTATGCTAGGGATGCACGATGGGATATTATTGGTCGAGCAATGCAAGTTCTTGAATCATCCTTTATTCGTAAGACTAATAGCGATGGTTGGAGGACTATTCTTGCTGCTGGCGTTGGTCGTGGCCTTGTCATTTATGACGATGTTGCAACCGCTGGTTACTTTAGCAAGAGGCTTGCTGCTCTCTTGAAAACTTCCATGAGGCGAAATTCTGGTGGTAATAGCACCTCGATTAATCGTGGTAAGCTTACCGACCTTTATATCAGTCCAGAAAGTCTTGAAGACATTCGTGGATGGGATATTGGTGAAATTGATGACTTTACCCGAAGGGAAATCTTCGTTCAAGAAGAAACTCCACTTCCAAGGGTATTCGGTATCAATCTTCATGATCTTGATGAACTTGGTGTTGGTCAAGAATTTCAGAAGTATTATACTGGACCTCTTGCTGCATCTATGCCAGGAAGTAAGCTTGAAATTGTTGTTGGTCTTGACCTTGAAAAGAACGACAGCTTTGTTCATCCTATTCGTCAAGAAATTGAAATTTTTGAAGATCCTACTTTCCATCGTCAACGCAGGATGGGTATGTATGGTTTTGGCGAACATGGCTTTGCTGTTCTTGATAACCGAAGGGTTCTTCTTGGGGCAGTTTAATACCAAACCTTTTTTAAAAAAAATAAGCGACTCCTTTACAAAGGGGTCGTTTTTTTGTTATTATATTATATAGGAAATATACTATAGGAGATTTTATTATGACTAGAGAGTTAACCATTTTTGAAAAAGCTGCTAATTTAGCAGTAGCTGTAACCAAACATGTTGCTGCTGGAATGCCAATAGTACCAAAAGAGGTTCTTGAAGCAAGACTAGCTATTTGCGATACTTGTCCAGAAGTGAATAAAAATAGTCCAAATTGGACATGTACAAAATGTGGTTGTAACTTGAAGATAAAAGCTAGTTGGGCAAGTCAAGATTGCCCGATCAAAAAGTGGCCTTTAATTAGCTAGTTTTCGGTGTATTTATCTTTGGAGAAATAAAAAATGCATTTCCAAAGAAATATAACAAGAATACAAGACCAAGATGACTTTTCTGGAGTACCAAACTCTGGAGAAGTCGTTTCATTTAATGGGCAAAACTTTACCACATCAAATATTATTGGGTATCAAGGATCGCAGGGATTTCAAGGAACATATGGAAATCAAGGCTATCAGGGATATCAAGGACTAATTGGAATAACTGGACCACAAGGCTTACAAGGCGTTGCTGGAATTGTAGGCAATCAAGGTAGCCAAGGTGTTGTTGGAACTATTGGTTCACAAGGTCATCAAGGCTTAATTGGAATAACTGGACCACAAGGTTTACAAGGTGTAGCTGGAATCGCAGGAAATCAAGGTTTTCAAGGAACAATTGGAAATCAAGGTTTTCAAGGATCACAAGGTTTAACTGGAACAGGAAATCAAGGTAATCAAGGATTACAAGGATCAACAGGAATAGGAACGCAAGGAAGTCAAGGACTAACAGGAACAGGAAATCAAGGAAATCAAGGAAGTAAGGGAGATCAAGGTTTTCAAGGATTAACTGGATCAGGCAGTCAAGGACATCAAGGAAATACCGGAACAGGAAATCAAGGAGAGCAAGGTTTTCAAGGAGATCAAGGCTTAGTTGGATCAGGAAGTCAGGGTGCGACAGGAACTCAAGGTTTTCAAGGAAGACAAGGATTTCAAGGCTTAACTGGAACAGGATCACAAGGCAATCAAGGAGTCGTTGGAACCACAGGAAACCAAGGTTTACAAGGTTATCAAGGTGTCGTTGGAACAACTGGTAATCAAGGAAACCAAGGATTGCAAGGCGTAGTTGGAACCACAGGTTCACAGGGCAACCAAGGTTATCAAGGTGTCGTTGGAACAACAGGCAATCAAGGATCACAAGGTAACCAAGGATTGCAAGGCGTAGTTGGAACCACAGGCAATCAAGGATCACAAGGTAATCAAGGAACAGTTGGAACCACAGGTTCACAGGGAAACCAAGGTAATCAAGGATTCGTTGGAACCACAGGCAATCAAGGATCACAAGGTAATCAAGGAGTCGTTGGAACCACAGGTAATCAAGGTTCACAAGGTTATCAAGGTGTCGTTGGAACAACTGGTAATCAAGGAAACCAAGGATTACAAGGCGTTGTTGGAACCACAGGTTCACAGGGCAACCAAGGTTATCAAGGTGTCGTTGGAACAACAGGCAATCAAGGATCACAAGGTAACCAAGGATTGCAAGGCGTAGTTGGAACCACAGGCAA